GTCTCGTCCGATCCGGGTCGCGTTGTTCGACGAGGTCGACCGATACCCGCCGAGCGCCGGCGCCGAGGGCGATCCGGTCAACCTCGGCAAGGCGCGCACGAAAACGTTCTGGAACCGGCGCCTTTTCCTGTGTTCGACGCCGACGCTGGCCAGCACCTCGCGCATCAATCGCGCATGGCTGGCATCGGACATGCGGCGGTTCATGCTGCCGTGTCCGCATTGCGCCGGCGAACAGTGGCTGAAGTGGGCGCAGGTGCAGTGGGTGAATGACGATCCGGACACCGCGCAGTATGCGTGCGAGCACTGCGGCGCGCTCTGGACCGAAGGCGAACGCGCCCAGGCGCTGCAGCGCGGACGGTGGGTTGCCGAGCACCCAGACCGCAAGGTCGCAGGGTTCTGGCTGTCGGAGCTGTATTCGCCATGGCGGCGGCTGGCTGAAATCGTTCGCGCGTTTCTGGACGCCAAGGGCGCGGCGGACACGTTGAAGGTGTTCACCAACACCAGCCTCGGCGAGGTCTGGCAGGACGACGAAGGCGAGAAGGTCAGCGCGGAATCGCTGCCCGCGCGCCGCGAGCACTACGGCCCGGACAGCGTGCCGGATGGCGTGGTCGTCGTGACCATGGCGATCGACGTGCAGGACGACCGCCTAGAGATCGAGTGGAAAGGATGGGGCGTCGGCGAGGAGTCGTGGTCGCTGGACTACGCCGTGCTGGCCGGTGACCCCGGTCGCGACGAACTCTGGCAGCGCGCCGCGGATCACCTCGACCGCACGTTCACACGCGAGGACGGCGCGGTGCTCGGCGTGTATGCGTGCGGACTGGACACCGGCGGCCACTACACAAAGCAGGCCTACGAGTTCGCGCGCAAGCACCGTTCGCGGGTGTATGCGCTCAAGGGTCGCGCGGGTGCCGGCATGCCGCTGGTGAAGCCCGGCGGCAAGGTGAAGAAAGCCGGGATCAAGCTCTGGATCGTCGGCACCGACACCGCGAAGGAACTGATTCTGAAATCGCGACTGGCCATCACCGAGCCGGGGCCGGGCTACATGCACTTCCCGGTGTCGACGCAGTACGGCCAGGCGTATTTCGACCAGCTGACGGCCGAGCGATCGGTCACTCGATACAAGTTCGGCCAGCCCTATACCGCGTGGCACCTGCCCAGCGGCGCCCGCAACGAAGCGCTCGACCTGAACGTCTACGCCCTCGCGGCGCTGGCGATCAAGCGCCCGAACCTGAAAGCACTCGCGGATCGCGGCGGCGTCACGGCACGACCGAAGCGCACCAAGGCGGGCGACCCGCCGCCCATCGACAACACACCGACGCCGGCGCCACCGCCGAAGTCGACCACACCGAAACCGAAGCGCCCGAGTTCGGGCGGATGGATGAGCAGATACCGATGAGCGGAATCACCCTCGCGCAAGCCCAGGCGAAGCTCGACGCATTGATGGCCGCCAATGAATCGGCATCGCTGTCGGTGCGCTACGCCGACCGCCAGGTCACGTATCGCAGCGCGGGCGAGATCATCGACCTGATCAACTACTGGCGACGCGAGGTCGCGCGGCTGTCGCGTGTGGCAGCCGGTCGTCCGAGCCTGTCGGTTCGACTGGCGGACTTCCGATGAACTGGCTGACGAAGATCATCGCCCCGATTGCGCCGGGGTGGGCGCTGGCGCGCGCGCGGTCCGCGCATGCGCTGAAGGCCTTCCACGAGGTGGCCGAGCCCAGCCGGTTGCGCAAGGCCCGCAACGACAAGGGCAGCGCCAACGCGCAGACCCAGCGCAGCGCCGAAAAGCTGCGCACGCTGGCGCGGCACATGGAAGAGAATCTCGACATCGCAACCGGCGCGCTCGACGTCCTGGTCGCGAACATCGTCGGGCGCGGAATCCGTCCAGAACCGCAGGTCAAGAACAAGAACGGCACGCTGGCTACCGAGGTCAACGACCAGTTGTTGAAGCTGTTCGAGGACTGGCGATTCAAGCCCGAGGTCACGCAAAGCCACGACTACTTCGAAGTGCAGCGCCTGGCTGCCCGATCTTGGCTGCGCGACGGCGAAATGCTGTCGCAGCTTCTGATCGGTCCCGTGCCGCAGCTCGAGCACGGCACCAAGGTCCCGTTCTCGCTGGAACTGCTCGAATCCGATTACCTGCCGTTCTCGCTGAACGACGACGCCAAGGGCATCGTGCAGGGCATCGAGGTCAACAGCTGGCGACGGCCGCGGGCCTATTGGCTCTACAAGGGACACCCGGGCGACGCCGGCACGGTGTCGGCAGAGACAAAGCGGGTCGAGGCCAACCGCATCGTTCACCTGAAGTTCGTGCGCCGGATCCACCAGCTGCGCGGCATCACGGTGTTCGCGTCGGTGCTCGGGCGACTGGACGACATCAAGGAAATCGACGAGTCCGAACGCATCGCCGCGCGTGTCGCTGCGGCCATGGCGGCGTTCATCAAGAAGGGTACCCCGGATGACTACGCCGCATCCGACTATAACGCCGACGACGTGCGCACGATGGAATTCGCGCCCGGCATGGTGTTCGACGACCTGCGCCCAGGCGAGGACATCGGCACGATCAATCCGAATCGGCCGAACAACGCCCTGATCCCGTTCCGCGACGCGCAACTGCGCAGCGGCGCGGCGGGCCTGGGCACCACGTATTCCTCGCTGTCGCGGAACTACAACGGCACCTACTCGGCGCAGCGCCAGGAGCTGGTCGAAGGGCACAGCCACTACGCCACGCTGGCCGGCACCTTCGTGCATCAGTTCTGCGAGCCGGTCTGGTGGGCGTTCGTCGATGCCGCCATCGCCGCGAACCTGCTCAAGCTCGGTGGCGTCGACATGGAAACCATCTACGACGCGACCCACGCCACGCCACCGATGCCGTGGATCGATCCCGTCAAGGAAATCACCGCCAACGAAATGGCCGAGAAGCGGCTCTACAAGTCGCGCAGCCAGATCATCCGCGAAGCGGGTCGAAACCCGACCCAGACCCTGCAGGAAATCGCGCGCGATCGCGACGAAGCCGACGCATTCGGCCTGCAGCGCGAAGACGCGCCGGCCCCAGCGCCCGCGCAACCCACTCCGCCGAACGACGGCGAGTAACACAAGGACCTGAACGATGATCAAGGTGCAGGCGAAAGCCAACGGCACCGCCGAGGTGTTGATCTATGGCCCCATCGGCGAGGACTGGTACGGCAACGGCGTTACCGCCAAGCAGTTCCGCGACGACCTGAAATCCGCTGGCGATGTCAGCGAAATCGTCGTGCGCGTCAACTCGCCCGGCGGCGAAGTGTTCGACGGCATCGCCATCTACAACGAACTGCGCGCCCACAAGGCCCGCAAGATCGTGCAGGTCGACGGCTACGCCGCATCGATCGCGACCGTGATCGCGATGGCGGGCGACGAGATCGTGCTCGGCACCGGCACGGCCATGATGATCCACGGTCCGTCGACGTTCGCTTGGGGCCCCGCCGACACGATGCGCGAAACCGCCGACATGCTCGACAAGGTCGCGGTCGGCATGGTCGACGCCTATGCCCGGTTCAACAAGACGCTTGCGCGCGAGGACATCGAAGCCCTGATGACCGGCGGCGACCACTGGTACACCGCCGCCGAGGCCATCAAGGCCGGATTCGCCACCCGTATGGCGGAAGAGCAGGAACCCACCGACTCCACCGAAGCGACATCGGCCTACAAGAAGGCTTTCGCCCAGGTCCGCGAGCAGTTCAGCGCACCGTCGCTGCGCATTGCCGCACAACTGAATCCGCCAGCCTTGGCGGTCACCCCGGCCATTCCGGCCACCCCGAAAGAGGAAAGCGTTATGACTCCTGAACAGATCGAAGCTGCCAAGGCTGCTGCGCGCACCGAAGCGCTCCAGGCTGAAGCCGCCCGCGTGAGCGAGATTCGCGCGATGTTCCAGCCGCACAGCGTGCAGCACCTCGGCTTGATGTCCGAGTGCGTCGGCGACCAGTCCTGCACGGCTGCCGATGCCAGCAAGAAGCTGCTCGCCGCGCTCGCTGCCGGCGCCACGCCGACTGCCGGCGCCACCCACAACGTGCTCGACCAGCGCGACAAGTTCGTCGCGGGCGCGTCCAACGCCATCCTCGCGCGCATCGATGCCGGCAAGGGCGGCGAGAAGCTGCAGGCCGGCAACGAATATGCCGGAATGGGTTTGAAGGCGCTGATTCGCGTGGCGCTCCGCAATTCCGGCGTTTCCGGCGCGGACCGCCTCGAAGGCTCGGCACTGGCCGCCAAGCTGTTCGCCTCGCACTCGGGCAGCGACTTCCCGTACCTGCTCGCAAACACCGCAGCCAAGCTGTTGCGCGCCAGCTATGCGAACGCGCCGACGACCTGGCAGCAGTGGGCCCCGACGATGTCGGTCTCCGACTTCAAGCAGCACAGCATCGTCAGCCTCTCGGCATTCTCTGACCTCGCCACCAAGGCCGAGGGCGCGGAATACACGCAGGGCACCCTGTCGGAATACCGCGAGACGATCCAGGCGTCGACGAAGGGCCGCTACATCGGACTGACGCGCGAGATGGTCGTGAACGATGACCTCGGCGCATTCACCCGCCTGGCATCCGCGCTCGGCTGGGCAGCTGCGAACTCGGTCGACAAGGCGGTTTACACCTACGTCGAGGCGAACGGCACGCTGACCGATGGCGGCGCGCTCTTCAACAGCACGGCAGTCAGCACCACCGGCGGCCATGCCAACCTCGCTGGCTCCGGCGGTGCGATCGCGGTGTCGACCATCGCTGCCGGCGAAGCGGCCATGGCTGCTCAGGCGGACCCGAGCCGCGCGACGGTCCTCGGTCTGCGTCCGCGCTTCCTCGTCGTTCCCTACGGCAAGAAGCAGATCGCATGGGAAGTGCTCAACAGCCCGACCGACGTGGCTTCGAGCAACTCGGCCAAGCGCAACTACGCCGCCAGCCTCGGCCTCGAACTGGTCGCTGCGCCGAACCTGACGGGCAGCACCGCTTGGTATCTGTTCGCCGACAAGAACACGCCCTGCATCGAGGTCGCGTTCCTGGATGGTCAGCAGACGCCGTACATCGAGGAGGACGTTGAGTTCATGACCGACGAGATGCGCATGAAGGTGCGCCTCGACTTCGGCGTGGCCGCCACCGAATGGCGCACCGGCTTCAAGAACGCCGGCGCGTGATGAATCCGGGGTCGGCGTAAGTCGGCCCCTCACCACTTTCAAGAAGGAACAAGGTCATGACCATCAAAAAACAACAGGACGGCAACGTCCTGACCTGGACCAACGGCACCGGTTCGGCAGTCACTGCCGGCCAGCTGATCAAGATGTCCCACATGCTCGGCGTCGCGCTTGTCGACATCGCGAACGGATCGTCCGGCGCGGTTGCGGTCGAGGGCGTGTTCTCCGGAATCTCGAAGGTTTCCGGCGCCGTGTTCGCGGTTGGCGAGAAGCTGATCTGGGACATTTCGGCGAACACCAACGCGGGCGCGTTCGACGACTCTGCGGCGTCGCCGGGCGCGGGCGGATCTGCGGCCGCCTGAAGCACACGCCCGCGGCC